CAATGCCACGATGACGAAATCAAAAGAATGAATACGCGATTGACGATTGTTGAGGACATGACAAGGGAAATACAAAAAATCAACACGAACATAGAGCTTATGATACAAAAAATGGATATGCACCACGAGGAACTCAACGAGCAAGGCGAAAGAATCAATGCACTTGAACAAGTACCTAAGATGAGATGGAACGCAGTTGTCCAAGCTATCATATCCGTGTTAATAGGCTCAGGAATGACACTAGTTATTCAAAATATTTTAGTTAGGTAAGGGTGGAAATAACTCCACCTTTTTTTATTTATTTCAAGATAGGAGGTATAACATGAATCTTGAATTTATATTAAAACTTATTATGCCACTTGTTCTCGTGGCGTGCTTGATCATCGGATATCTGATGAAAATGTACTTGCCTTCGGACAACAAGTACATTCCAACAACATTGGCAATCGTGGGTGCGGTGCTGGGGTGCATAAGTACATGGTCAATTACGTTAGAGGTGATTGTGGGAGGTGCAATTAGCGGCCTTGCAAGTACAGGACTGCATCAAATGTTTAAACAAATATTAAAATTAGATAAAACTGAAGAGGTTAAAAACTTCAAGGACTTGGAGGATTAATATGTTGCACGGAATTGATATTTCAGGATGGCAAGAGGGTATAGAGCTAGCAAGTGTACCCGCAGATTTTGTAATAATCAAAGGAACAGGCGGTGCTGGATATGTATCGGCAGAATGTGACGGCTTTGTACAGCAAGCAAAGGCCGCAGGAAAACTAATCGGAGTATACCACTTTGCTCGAGAGGTTGGTTTTGGTGGCACTCCTGAAGAGGAAGCACAGTGGTTTGTAGATAACTGCGGTGCATATTTCGATGGCACGGTTATTCCCGTGCTAGACTTTGAGCAGGATGTATATTTGGGCGCAGAATGGGCAAAGGCGTGGCTTGATGAAGTATATAGGCTTATTGGTGTAAAACCTTTATTTTATAGCTATTTAAGCTTCATAGAAAGTCACGATTGCAGTGCTATAGCTAACGCAGACTATGGGTTGTGGATAGCCCAGTACGACCACAACAATGCAACAGGATATCTCGAAAAGGCTGCACCATATGTGCCATATTGGAGCGTTGTTGCAATGTATCAATATACATCTCATGGATATCTGAGTGGGTACAGCAAAAGACTTGATCTTGATGTCTTTTATGGTGATGCAGATACATGGTATGCATATGCGAGGAGGCAGGGCGAAAAAGTAACGCAAGTTATTACACCAAAAACTAAGCAAGTCGATATTGGTGCAGAGGTCATCAAATACGCAGGAGATGACAGATATGCAACATCAGATATAATAGACAAGGAGTTTGCAAAAGCAAATAAGGTGATTGTTTCAGGTAAAAACTTCCCTGATGGAATAAGCGCAGCATTCCTTGCAAAAGCAAATAAGGCAAACATAGTGCTAGATCATCCTGAACAGTCTTACGGTCTTGAAACATATATTGTTGGAGGAGACATAATAAATAAGGGTGGAGCAAAAGTAATAAAGGGAGATACTCGATATGACACTAATCTAGAAGTTCTAAAAGAGTGCTTTTCAAAAACAAAATCAATCATTGTCACCAATGGTAGCGATTGGGCTGATGGCGTATCCACACTTACGACAAATATTCCAGTGCTTATAGTCTCTGAGTTCGTAAAAGCAAATCAGATCGTAGAACTAAAAAAACACAATGATTTACACTTCATCATTGTGGGCGATACAGGTGTTGTTAATACTACTGTAGAAAAGCAGCTCGCTGAAATTGGCAGCATCGAAAGGGTCAAAGGCGCAGATAGATTTGAAACGTCGAGAAAAATTGCAGAGCGTTTCTTCCCGTCAGCTGAAGAGGTTATCGTAGTGGCTTCGTGGCCCGACGCGATTGTGTCGAGCAATATAGGTGAGCTACCTATACTCCTTATAGGAGAAAATAATACAGCTGAAGCAAGGGCATATATTACATCTCATGGGGTGAAGAGAGCATATGTTGTTGGGCTTGCTTGTGAGCTTGTTGTATAGTAGTTAAATCAAGAGGGCGTTTGCCCTCTTTTTTTATTTTTTGTACCTCACTTTGTACCTCACCAAAAGTTTCAAAAAGGTTCAGTTTTGACATAAAATCAGCTTAGATAAGTTCCGATTTTAGGCAAAGAAAAAACCTTGAATGACTGTAAAATACAGCATTTTCAAGGCTTTTATCTGTTGGTGCGTCATCAGGGGTTCGAACCCTGGACACCCTGATTAAGAGTCAGTAGTTGTTTGTTGATATTTCAACGATATAGCCATTTGTACCACACTATGTACTGCTGTTTATTAATTTAGCTGCGTTTAGAATATCGTTATTGTCCGTATGTGTATAGATATTAGCCGTTAGGGATATGTCAGAGTGACCCATCAGCTTTTGAGCTGTTCTTATGTCAACACCTTTCTTCGCAAGGTTAGTGCAATAGGTATGTCTAAGGCAATATTGGACTATGTCATTTGCGAGTGGGTATGGTGGCACAAGCTTATTGCGATATGTTTTGCAACCTAGAGCAAGATTTAAATCATTTCTAAACTTATACCAAGTGTTTTTCCCACGGCTTTTATTTATCTTCGTTCCCATTTCTGTAAGGCATATATACCCTTGCAAGCCTTTAAATTCATCATAGAGCCATTTTGGTAAGGGCACTGTACGATTTGCACTAGCCGTCTTTGTTCCTCTTATATGGAGCAATGGCACGCCATCTAGCACGGATATATCATCAGCCGTAACATTAAATGCTTCCGATGGGCGACAACCACAGTATAGCATTAGTAGGTAGCCGTAGTATTTCCGTTTAGTAAGTGCAACCCTCGTTATCAATTCTTGTTCATCTTGGGTTAATGCTCTGCGTTTTAAAGTTTGTCCTAATGGTTTTTCTAAATGAAGTGTAGGGTTCTTATTGATTAAATCAAGAGCCTTTGCCTTGTCAAACAGAAAACGCATTGCTTGATAGACCTTTGATATTTGAGAATTAGACTTGCCCTTTTGAGCGTTCATTACTTGTTGACACATTATTTCATTGATTGTTTTTAGGGGATATGCACCAAGAATCGGTAGGATATTTCCTTGAACTGTGTAGGTGAAATCTCTTTTAGTTTTATCGGAGCAATTCACCTTGTAGGTCTCTATGCACTGAGCAGACCACTCAGTAAGCGTCATAGTCGATTCCGTAAGGATCTTGCCTTGCTCTAGTGCTATTCTCTTTAATTCTCTATTTCTTATAGCTTCAGCTTCCGTTTTGCCGTAAGCATAGTACCTCTTACCATTAAAGGTAAAGGCTTTCTGAATATATTCTTTCCTTGCCATTTAAACTCCCTTTTGGGGAAATAAAAATCCCCTTTGACTAAAAGGGGTCGCAATGATACAATAAAGCTGATACATCTCGTTGCGTCATTGCAACCTCAGAGCCCTCTGCACCCTTTTTATTTGTTTTATGCAGAGGGTTCTTTTGTTTTAATAATCACTTTCAAAAGTGTTCTTCAAATACTTATTATAAAATTCTAGTGGCGATTTATCATTTATAAACTTTTCAAATACACTTTCAGGAACATCATAGTATATATGTTCTTCCGTCTCATCGTATGTCTTAATTGCTAGCATTTCAGTTTTCTTATTATATGCTACTAACTCAAAATATTGTGGTGGAACTACCTCATACATTGAATAGTATTCGCCATCTGATTCAACATCATATGTTTTGCCTGTCCAAGTGGCAGGGGCTCTTGATTCTATAAACTCATTATCTATTACTTCCTTTAAAGCGATTATAGAAGCTATAACTAGAATAACAAATATTATAGTAAAGATATATTTTATTATTCTCTCTTTCGTAGTGTTCTTGTCGTGATTCATAATCCCTCCTAGAACTTCGCTCTCAATTCTACCACCTTACCTAATATCCTTATAGGCAATTCTTCTATTTCTTGAGGTGAGAATGACCTTGCAGAGTATGACGGATTTAGAGGTATTAAATTGATAAAGCCATTATCGAACCTTTTTAGCTTTTTCATTTCTGCTTCATCGTGATTCACCATAGCGATTACTATGTCTCCACTCTCTGCAGTGCTTTGACAACGCACGATAACTGTATCTCCGTCACTGAATTTCGGCTCCATACAGTCGCCTTGCACCCGAAGAGCCATAAGGTCACCCTTAGAAGCCATTTCAGGGGTTACTTCTTCCCAATCCAAAATTTCTTCGATGGCTTCCATAGGATAACCTGCGTGTACCATACCTAGAACAGGTATCTTCACGGCTTTAACTTCTTTTAACCCTGTGCGTGGTTCTATTAAATCAGACTTTTCTACACCGAAATAATTTGCCATCTTCTCTATACTATCTATTCGTGGATATGTTTTACCTTTGACCCAATCTGTAAATGTAGTATATTTCACACCCAAAGCTTCGCACATATCATTTCTTGTTTTTCCAGTTAAGTCCATATAGTATTGAATATTTCTAGCCATTATACTTTTGTTTCCTAATTGCGTAGACATATTATACCTCCCATATTTACGCAGAGTATATGCTATATCCGTAAATTGTGCAAGTGTTTTTTAAATTTTTACGAAAAAACCGTTGACATTACGGTTTAACCGTAGTACAATAAAGCCATAGCAACAAAGATGAACACTTGAAAGGGGGTGACAAAATGGGAATCTATACTTTAAAGGCGATAAGGGTTATGAGGGGATATACTCAGGAAGAAGCCGCAAGGCTTATAGGGATTAGTCACGACACACTGTCTAACTATGAAAGAGGGAAAAGCTTTCCTGATGTTCCAATCATAAAGAAGATTGAAGAAGTCTATAAAGTAAGTTACAACGACCTTATTTTTTTAGTTTGATATTACGGTTTAACCGTAGAAAGGAACACAATGACTAAGCAAGATGTAATACGAGATATTCAAAAGGTTGCTGAGGGTGATGGACTAGCCACTATCACGGAACTATCCCAATGGTGGGGAATATCCGTTCAGGCTTTAAGCAGAAAACTACATCACCTACCACGAGGGAACAAAAGGTATTTCATTCCTGATGTAGCAGAATACTACATCAATTGTTGCAAGGGGGACGCAAGATGAAGATTAAATCAATAATACCGCCGACATTGTTTATTTCTGCAGTGCTTGCACTGAACGGAATAGCGGCTGCAATTGATACACCTGAACTTTATCAACAGACGGAATACAAGGTTAAAAGCAACGTACAGATTGAGGTTGAGGGAATCTCAAACGAAATGATTGACGATATAGCGACGAGAAGTGGCGTAGACCCTAACATCGTTAAGGCAATCATCCAGGAGGAATCAAACGGCAATCCGAACGCAGTGGGCGACGGTGGTGAATCAATCGGACTAATGCAGATACAACCAAAGCACCATAAAAAAAGGATGGAAGAATTGGGAATCGTGAGTCTATTTGACCCACAGGAGAATGTCATCTTGGGGTGCAGTATCTTGTCAGACCTATACGACAAGTACGGAAACTACGAGGACGCACTATCAGTTTATAACAGTGGCAACACTGAGGACGGAAAAGCATACGCAGAAAGGATATTGAGAAAATGAAAGGTTATAAAGTTTTTAACGGAGATTGGACTTATAGAGATTGGCTTAATAGTGACGCAAGATACATTTTAAATAACATGCCGACTGATGAGATTGATTGGGTTTACAGCGAAGATATGACATATGAGGAAATCAAAGAACATCCTGAGCACGAAACAACAGGTGGTTTCTTGAGAACTGTAGAAAAGTCAAAAGAGCGTCAGACCTGGTGGAATAATCTTGGTGAATACAGAAAGAGGGATGTTAAGGCTATTCCAAACTTTGATGCAGAGATTTTTAAGAGAATCACAGGGATTGAGGTAGGCGAGGACGAGTAATGGCAGACATAAAAAAAGACACTCCGAAGAGCGCCCAAACACAAAAGAATCTTATCATAGAGGAGCGCCTACTGTCAATTCTAGGAAGTAAGCCTAAGTCTAAAAGCTATCTTGTAGGAATGATAGGAGAAAACGAGCGAACGATAAGACTTGCGATAAGAAGTTTGCGAGAACAAGGTTATCCGATATGCTCACTGACACACGGCAAAGGCTATTGGATGGGAAGCAAAGAGGATGTAAGGGCGACAGTAAATCAGCTAAGGTCGAGAGCATATAAGTTGCTCAGAGTAGCTAAGGTAATGGAGGGAATAGACCCTAATCAGATAACGATAGAGGAGATAGCAAATGTATAAATGGTGCGAAAGCTGTAATGAAGCCGTCGAGCCTAGACGAACAACAGACTATGCGAGATATGGCGAGTACACAAAAGAGGAAATCGTTCTTACTTGCCCATACTGTGGCAGAGAACTTTACGACAACGCAGTCAAGTGTGGCTGTGGCGAATATATGAAAGAGGGCGAGGATATGTGCGAAACTTGTTCGAGCGAGATAGACGAAACCCTCAAAGAAATAGAGGAATGGCTAACAAACAGAGGGCACGATAACCCTAAAGAACTAATAGAGGAGAGGTTGGACAGATGGGATTAACATTTAGAAAGTTGCGAGCAGATGAGATTGATTGCAGGGTGCAGTCAGTCACAGAAAAAGGGTTGATATTGCTACTGTATAAAGACGCAAGGTGCGATATGAATATTCTTGATGAAACAGTGGGTCCTGAAAATTGGCAGAGACACCACGAGGTAATCAAGGAGAATCTATTTTGCTCAGTAGGTATCTACTTTGAAAATCGAAAGGATTGGGTTTGGAAGCAGGATGTCGGAACCGAAAGTATGACCGAGAAAGAGAAAGGAGAAGCGAGCGACAGTTTTAAGAGAGCGTGCTTTAATTGGGGAATCGGTAGAGAACTATACACGGCACCGTTCATTTTCATCAGCAAGACCGACTGTAACATCGTTCAAAGGAACGGAAAACATCAATGCTTCGATAAATTTATCGTAAACCAAATTGGCTATGATGACAACGGCAGAATTTGCGATTTAAGCATAGTAAATACTAAAAGCAATGTAGTTGTCTATAAGATGGGTAAAGCCGTTCCTAAAGGCAAAAAAACGGCTTCCAAAGAGCCGTTAAACGATGAGCCGATAGACCTATCCGAAGAACTAGCTACATCGACCGAAAAAAAGACATATATAGAACTTTGCAAGGCTATGAATCTTGACGCAACAGAGATTCTAAAAAAGACAGGATGGACAAGTGGACCGATGACAAAGGAACACCACGGCAGAGCCTTAATCATCCTAAGGGATATTGAGAACGGCAAGGAGCAGTAATGAAATCAATCATACAGAGTGAGCGAGAGTGCTTTATCTGTGGAAGTCCTTATGTTGAAGAACATCATATCTTCGGTGGTCCGTATCGAAAGAAAAGTGAGCAGTACGGCTTAAAGGTTTTCCTTTGTCACTGTGACCACAACGAGCCACCGAACGGAGTTCATCACAATAAAGCGACAATGCAATACTTTCACGAACTAGGGCAGAAAGCCTTTGAAAAGCACTATCCAAACAAAGATTTTAGAAAGGAGTTTGGGAGAAATTACTTATGAAAATACAAGACATTCAGCTAAGGCTACTGTATCAAGTCGACCAAATATCAATCAATCTCCCTAAGGGTCAACACAGACAAATCCTGGAACTAATCGACGGCATAAAGATTGACACAAATAAGGACTATGACATCATCATCAAGCCTAAGTCAAAACGCAGAAGCCTTGACGCAAATGCGTACTTTTGGACTTTAGTTGGACAGCTAGCAGACAAGACAAGACAGACGAAAACGGATATATACAGAAAGCTAATATCCGAAGTTGGAGTATTTGAGATAGTGCCGATAAAGACTGATGTCATAGAACATTGGATCAAGGTATGGGAGCAACACGGTGCAGGGTGGATATGTGAGGACTTGGGCGAATGTAAGAACTTTAAAGGCTATCACAATATCAAAAGCTACTACGGAAGCAGTACCTATAAAACTGATGAAATGTCAAGGCTTATAGATAGCGTGGTGGTCGAGTGTAAAGAGCAAGGAATCGAAACTCTGACACCTGCAGAACTAGAGAGGTTGAAAGAGCAATGGGATGGATAAAGCTAGACAGAAACCTGCAAAAGCATTGGATATGGAGCAAAGAACCATTCAGCAGAGGGCAAGCCTGGATAGACCTTTTAATGAGTGCTTGTTGGAGAGAGCAAAAACAATTATTCAAAGGGAAAATACAAGTTCAGGAAGTCGGAAAAGTATACATTTCAAAGTCATATCTTGCTACTAGATGGCATTGGGATAGACGAAAGGTAGATAGGTTTTTAACCACCCTTGCTAGCGATGGAATGATACGACTTGAATGTACAACGGATGGTACAGTCATAGCCATTGAAAATTACGAGATTTATCAAGTTCGTGGTACAGCCGATGGTACAAGTGATGGTTTGGGAAACGGCGCAGTTAGTGACAACGAATGGACGCGCGATGGTATATCAGATGGTACATCAAATGGTACAACGACAAGCACTGAAAATAGAACCTTTGTAGGTGGTGATGGTACAAGTGATGGTACAAGTGATGGTACAAGTGATGGTACAAGTGATGGTGCAAGTGATGGTACACATACTAAGAATAATAAGAAGGATAAGAAGGATAAGAATATAAATAATATATCGCGTGCGCGCGCGAGACCGACTGTTGATGAAATTCAAGCCTACTGTGACGAAAGACTTAACGGCATAGACGCACAACAATTCTTTGACTACTACGAAGCTAGAGGGTGGAAGTACGGCACAGGAAAGCCGATGGTGGATTGGAAAGCAGCAGTGAGAACTTGGGAGAGAAACCGAAAGCCGAGCAAACAAGATAAGCCTGTAAGCTTTATGGACTTGTAAGGGGGAGAGATGACTAGGACAGAAACAAAAGCACTATTGCAGATACTGAGTACGGCATTTCCGACACACTACAAGAAACTGAGTGTCGAGGAGATGAAAGCACAAGTAAGCCTTTACGAGATGATGTTTGCAGAGGATGACGGACAGATAGTGACAGTTGCTTTAAAAAACTATATTGCGAAAGAAAAGTACCCACCGACCATCGCAGGACTAAGAGCAGAAATAGATCTAATCACGCAAGGTGGTGAAAGCAGAGTGACTGAGTTATGGGGGGAACTAGGAAAAGCCGTAAGGCAAGGACTGTACTTTACGCAAGCAGAGTTTGATAAGCTTCCAAAGGCTTTGAGGGTATGGTTAAAAGACTTAGGTCAGCTAAAAGAACTAGCTATGCTTCCTCCTGAAACATTTCAAACAGTGACTAGAGGGCAGTTTTTCAAAACGATGTCAGCAGTAGTGGAGAGGGAGCAAGCGATAGCGATGTTGCCTGAAGAGGTTAAAGACAAATTAAAAGGCTTAATGATGTTAGAGGGGTAACGATATACATTGAGATATGGCTTTGAGGTCGTTTTTAGTCGCATAGAGCGACGATAATATGCTTGGCGATAGAATTATCGCTTAAAAATAAAAATCGCTTAAAACGGAAAATAAAGCCTTAAACAAAGGGGGATGAAATTTGACGAAGTATAGAGCAAAAAAAACTGAGATTGACGGAATCAAGTTTGATTCCAAGAAAGAAGCCAAAAGATACATCGTTTTAAAGGCATTAGAGGGCAAGGGAGAGATTGAAAATCTAACATTGCAACCGAAGTTCTTGCTACAAGAGGGGTTCAGGAAGAACGGAAAAGCATATCGCAAGATTGAGTATGTAGCCGACTTTATGTATCAGCAAGGGGAAAAGCTGATAGTAGAGGATGTCAAGGGGATGAAAACAGATGTTTACAAGCTCAAGAAAAAGTTATTTGAAAAAAGGTATCAAGACCTAACGATAAAGGAGATTTGAAGATGAATAGCGTAATACTAATCGGAAGAACAACAAGGGAAGTAGAACTCAGATACACAACATCACAGACGGCAGTAGCTAGATTTTCTTTAGCCGTTGAAAGACCTGTAAAAGATGGCGAAAAGAAAGCTGATTTCCCAAACATAATCGTTTTCGGAAAGCAGGCAGAAAACTGTGAGAAATACCTTGCTAAGGGTCGAAAAGTAGCAGTACAAGGCAGATTACAGACTGGAAGCTATGAGGATAAAGACGGCAAGCGAGTATACACCACTGATGTTATCGCTGAAAGAGTAGAGTTCCTAGAGTGGGCTAACTCAGATAATCACACAGAGGAATCGCAGAGCGAACATCAGGAAACTGTTGATGATTTTAAGGCACTAGACGAGGCTGTGCCGTTCTAAACGAGGTGTCGTAATGATTTATTACAGCGAAATGTTCGATTACATTGAGTATGAGACGACCCAACAAGGGGTTGAGGTCGTCTCTACCGAGACGGACGAAAGGTACTTGATAGAAAAGTCAAAGACTGATGAGCAAATAAGAAAATTAAAGCCTGAAGTCATAGCCGAAATGGTTGACATAATACCAAATATACTTGTCAAGAAATGTGAGATATGTGGCAGAGAATTTTACTCTCAAACGGCAAGGCAAAATGTGTGTTCGCACGATTGCTTTTTAGAAAGAGCAAGAAGAACGACGAGAAAGGCAACAAGGGAAAAGAACGAAATTAAAAAGGAAGCAGAGGAGAGGGCACTTTCGCTTGATGAAAAGATTGCAAAAGCAAGGGCACTAGGAATATCTTACGGCAAGTATGTTGCAATAAAACGCGCAAAACGAACTAAGAAAGCAAAGGAGAAGTTATGAAGCAAATAACAAAGAAACATAAAGAGCACTTAAAGAAAATCACAGACATAGCATTAAGAAAGAGGGTTAAGAATGAGCGTTCCAAGAGCGAAGAAACCAAAGAATCGAAGTCCTAAAATGGGCGAGGTAATCGAAGCAGCGAATCAGCTTAACTTTGCAATCATGGTGCGAACGCTTTATATGGTGTATGACTTTGACAAAGCAAAACTAGACGAATTTTGCGAATCATATATCGCCTTGCTAGAGGAAATACACGACAGAAGAGCAACAGTAACAGAGTTTGTCAAGGACACTAAACAGCTATGTGGAATTGATGTTGCAAAACTAGTAAGAGAACTGAATGTAACTAACAGAGGGGAGAAATAGAGTATGGATATTGAAAAATTCAATGATGAGGGAATGATTTTTAAGACAAATGTACGCTTCAAAAACGATGATATTAGAACCATTTACCTCGGTGAAAAAGAAATAACAAGTTTTATGTCGAGGAAATGGGCAACCCCATTCTTCGCTTATACAGACCATATAAACACATATATAAGGAGATTGGATGACATAGAAGCGATAGATATCTTATCATCCTCAACCTTGACGGAAACGGAATACGAAACGATGCTAGATGGACTAGCTAAAAGAAACCATAACCAATATATAACTGTCAATGTTATCACGGATGAGGAAGCCATAAGCGAGAGTGTGAAGTTTTCGCTAGAGAGGTTGGAGAGGGTAGAAGATGAAATGCGAACTATGTGGTAAGCGAATCAACCTGTACGGCAAGTACAGTGCAGTTATAGCAGATAAAGAGCATTATCTCTGCGTTTGGTGTTACAGAAAAACACAGAGAAATAACGAGATTTTGAAGAATAAAGAGAGGTAAAAATAATGACATTAGTATATGGAATCGTATGGGTATTAGCAGCGATAGCCGGAAGTGTTGCAGGACACACATTGACAAAGTATTTTGCAAAGCGAAGAGCCAAAAGGCAGTTTGAAAAAATGATAACAAAAGCCCTTGAGGAGTCTGTAGACGAAATCATAAAAGAAATATCGGAGAAGCGAAAAGGCAACGAGATCTTGAAGGAGCAGAAATGAAATTTATTGACTTCTTTAGTGGTGTAGGTGGCTTTACAAGAGGGATGGAACTTGCAGGACATAAATGTATAGGACACTGCGAGTTTGACAAGTACGCAGAAGCAAGCTATCGCTCAATGCACACCATCACAGATAAGCAAAGAGAATACTTGCTCACACTACCACTAAAACAAAGACAAAAGGAGATATTAAAAAATGAGTATCTTAACGGAGAATGGTATTCAGATGACATTTGCGGAGTTATCGCAAGAGAAATTCCAAAAGCCGATTGCTGGTGCTTCGGATTCCCTTGTCAAGACATTTCAATCGCAGGCAAAGGAAAAGGGTTTAGAGGAAATAGGTCAGGATTATTCTTTCGAGTTACTTCACTTCTTAGAGACCTCAAAGAAGAAGATAGACCCAACACTTTATTCATTGAGAATGTACGGAATCTTCTTTCGGTTAATAGGGGGTTCGACTTTGCCAGACTTCTCGTTGAATTGGACAAGATTGGGTACGATGCAGAATGGCAAGTTATTAACTCAAAACATCACGGAGTGCCGCAAAACAGAGAGAGAGTGTTCATTATTGGACATCTTAGAGGACGAGGTAGACGAGAAGTATTTCCTATCGAGGGAACAGACGGAGGAAATCGTATTTGCCAAGTAGGACAATATGCTTTGAATGTGAAGAGAAAAAGTCCGTCAGCTTTTAGAGTCTTTGATACAACAGGAATAAGCCCCTGTCTTACAACAAGTGGGGGTGAAATCAAAGTGAAAGAAGCAGTAAAGAAAGGGTACACAGAAGCGACAAAAGGAGATAGCATCAATGTTGCCTTACCAAACAGCAAAACAAGAAGAGGGCGCGTAGGCAAGCAAGTTGCTCAAACACTAGATACAAGTTGCAATCAAGCCGCCGTTGTGGAAATAGCAGAAGATTGCAAAGCATGGGCGATATGGAGCGAAAAATATAATTGTTACCTGGCTATCAGAAAACTAACACCAAAGGAATGTTTTAGGCTACAAGGATGGAAAGATGAATATTTTGAACATGCAGAGCAATTTAACTCAAATTCACAATTGTATAAACAAGCTGGAAACGGAGTAACGGTAACGGTAATTAAGGACATAGCAGAAAGGATATAGCGATGATACCAAAATTTAGAGCATGGGATAAGATGTCAAAGAAAATGAATGATGTGACGGCGATTGATTTCTCAACAAAGCCTTTTAGAGTATTTTATAACGCTTACGGAGAAGATAATTATTTTAATCAAGATGCAATTCTAATGCAATCAACAGGGCTGAAATGTAAAAACGGAGTAGAAATATACGAGGGGGATATAGTGGATACCATACACGGATTGTGCGAGGTGCGATATATCAAAGATGGTTATCATATCGTCAAGGATAATAAAATCAGTTTGTTGAGCCAGCAAAATGTACGAGTAGTGGGCAACATATACGAGAACCCTGATTGGATAGAGGAGTAGTAATGAGATTGATAGACGCAGATAAATTGAGCTTAGAGGTTGCCGATAAGCATTGGAATAAAGTGATATTAGAGGGGGTTAAAGAACACAACCGAAATGCTGTAAGAAACGAGATTGTCGAGTTAATTAGAGAGCAACCCTCTGTACCACCATTGATAAACGCTCAAGAACTGAAGAAAAGGGGAAAAATGATGGCAAATATTAAAAGTGTTCTAATAATAATCTTAATAAACATAATCGGAGTGGCTTATTTACTAGTCGCTCCGATAGGGGAATACCACATAAGCAGGATGATACCAAAGAAGTATGAGGGAACATTAATAGTGCTCGATTCTATATACTTTTTCACGATGATGGCTACTGCTTTAGCAGTCTTATCATCTCTGATATTTACAGTTGCTTATATCGTCGATAAAAAGTATTTGTCAGGAACAGATAACGACATTGACGGAATTTAAAGGAGAAGTAGCAATGATACCACAATACAGACTAATAGAATATGCAAGTAATTTTCTTGAGTCGGAAATTGAGAGAATTGAAGAACGACTCAAGGACGATAGCATTCACAATGCAGACAAAGACATACTGAGAAAGTCTCTAAAAGAATACGAGCTTGATTTAGAAGAGGCTGAAAGGGAGTTAGATGACATTAGGAGGGAATGGATGTAATGAAACTAAAAATAGAACTAAAGCTAGAGGACAAAACAATATCAGGAAGAGTGTTGGAGCAAGATGAGGATTTACGAGGGGTTGGTGCTTACGTGACCACCTTGATAGAAAATGGGGATTTTAAAATTTGTACGAGAAATGCACCTCAGCTAACTGACGAAATCTTATTTGTGCGAGGGGAATGTACCAACGAAGATGATAAACTGTTTAAATATACTTTTAATAGCACCGAAACTGCAAAAGATACTTACAAAGACATCGTCAGCCTTGTAAATAAGCTGAATGGTGAATTAGGTGGGGTTGTGGACGAGTGGGGCAGAGCACTTTTTCCCAACAGTGATTGCAATATAGTATCAACTTTTTTAATCAGACCGTGTGATACAAAAGCAGAGCAGAGGGAATCGTATGACCATATGAAAATCTATATCAGTGGCAAAATCACAGGAAATAAAGATTATATTATGACGTTTGCAAACGCTGAGGCACTTTTAAAAAAGAAGTTCCCCGGAGCAACCGTCCTAAATCCAGCTGAGGTATTGTTACCTAACTTATGTGATTGGGACGATTACATGGTGATATGTCTAAGACTTTTAGACAAGGCTACACACATTTACATGCTAGATAATTGGGTGCAGTCAAGGGGTGCATGCACTGAGCACTTACATGCACTTGAGAACGGCATAGAGGTTTTATGGTCAGACCGTTCACCATATAGAGGTATGTAATGGGAATACAAAGTGATTTAAAGCAGATATCCAACCACTATGGTTACACCCATCAAAAGAATATGCTAATCGAGGAAATGGCTGAACTTATACAAGCGTTGAACAAGTTAGAGAGGTATGGTAGAGGTAGTGTTTTTTCGAGAAATGTAATCGAAGAAATAGCCGATGTTGAAATTATGCTAGCACAAGTCAAATACTTACTCAATGTGGAAGATGAGGTTAATGATATTGTGGTCGAGAAAATCAAAAGACAGATAAATCGAGTGGAGTTAGAAAAGGAGCAGAAATGGGAGAAATAGATGTAACAAAGGTAACGGCAATAGATTACCTTGAGAAACTTATAAAAATTGACGCTGAGAGACATTGCGAATGGGATGGATGTGATGGATGTAAGTACAGTAATACAGCGTGTGCGACACCTGAAGATATAGAACGTATAGGCGTAGAAGAGAATATAAGAGATGTGATTATGTTTGAGACGACCGACAAATCCGAGATTGATTGGACTAAGGTCGAGAAAGACACCCTAATAGAGGTTAGCAATGACGCCAAAACATGGTATATGCGTTATTTTGCTCTGTATGACGGCAAAAGGGTGTGTGCATATCTAGATGGGCGTACATCAAAGACAGAAAGCGAAACTCTTGCTTGGAATTTTGCTAGGATTGCAGATGAGGACTAAATATGGGCAGAATATCAAAAGAGCAACGCAAGAAATACAACGGTTTTGAATGGGGGACCTGGAGCGACAAAGAAGTGGCGAAGATGTTCCGTCAGATGGGTTTCACCGAAGCGAAAATCAATCGCCTAGAGGATAAAACCAACTTTGTTGACGGAGTGCCGTATTGTCATATTGAAACTAAAATCTGCGATAAATTAAGCCTTGAAAGACATCTAGGCAGGGCGATAGAACACGGAATGGAAAGGCACGATTTATTTATTCCACTAGTTTGTCAAAAGCAGTATAAGGACACGATGTGGAAAGCGATATTACCGTTAGAACACTTTATGGTGCTATTGATTCTAGCCGTTGGAAGCGACCAACAGAAGTCTGATGTATTAAAAGCACTCAAAGACGGTGTAAGACCTGAGGTAGTAAGGAGGAAGTAATGCAGAACTACTATAAGTTTGACGTGAAAGCTTATTTGATGGACTACAAGAGGAATAAGGAAGAATACGAAAAACTTTGCGAAGAATACAAAGACATTCTAACAAGTATGGGACTTGATTATTCCAAAGAAAGGGTAACGAGCAGTAACATAGCTTCAGAGGTGGAAAACAAAGCCATACAGAGGGAAAGATTCGAGAAACGATTAAAGCCTTATAGGTGGTATTTTGAGGGGATAGCAAAGCTAATAGAGGGCTCAAGTGCAGAGCAAAACTATATCTATGAACTATATATGCACAATATCCCCAACAAAACAAAAGCCGTTCAGAAATATTTTAACCTCAATTCTTCCAAAGCCCACAGGCTAAAAGAAGCCACGCTTGATAGAGTGGAATATATTATCAAATAAAAGAAAAGCCTTGATTATTCAAGGCTTTTTTCTTGATGTATCAAATTAAGAGTTTGAGCATTTTACCACCATCTTTTAGGGAACCCCACAGACCACTTTTTCTAGGATCTAGCTGAGCCGTTATATTCTAGTTAGCAGTGAGATATATTCACAGGCTTACAACAAGCCTAGCGAACCACTGATAACAGTTTAAAGGTTTTCGTGCCATCTTATAGGGCGATGTATAAAAACCCTTTAAAACTCAATTTTAGGCTTCGTGCTTAATTCTAAACTCTAATAGGTCAAGGACATAAGCAGGCGGAACTCTCTCCCCCATCTCCCAACTTTGCAAGGTCCTCAAAGGCACACCGTAAGCCTTGCTAAACTCTTGCTGTGTTAAAGCCCCCCTAAGAGCCTTTACTCTATCAATGATTGTCGTATCAGGGAATAAGTCCGCCATCTTTTCAGGTGCCACAACCTCAATAATTTTCTTTGCTTCATCAATTGACAGTGGCTTGATTTTTCCACCATCTTCAAGAAAGAATTCCCCTGTGCGCTTCCTGTATAGCTTTGAGCCGTCATATGAGCTTATAAATACGGCTTTGCCTGTATCGTACCTTTTGCCGTTGATTATCATTTAAACCTCCTAAACAAACGATTAAGGGCGATTAATCGCCCTTATATTCTTATTCAAACCTCTCTTTACTATATGTTTTACTATAACATTACAATTCAAAATTTACAATCTATTTTGTGCTAGGAGGGGGACGATTCCCCCTCTGAGTGGCTCAACTCAACCCCATAACTTTGTAGCTATCTCAACTTTTTTTGTTAGTTCGTTGACTTCTTTCTTTGCATAAGTCAAAGAATAAGAATGCTTGCGTTTTTCTGGATGCTCTTTCAACATTTTATGATATTCTTTTGCTTGCTCCAGCTTGGCAGTGAAAAATTCAAGGCTTTCAGGCATTGCAAGGGTGATTTCTTTAGCCTTATTCTCCCAATACTCCGCCTTGTGTTCCTGCTCTTCCGCTTTGTTCATATACTCAACGGCTTTAGCCGTGCGCTTCCAATTTCTTTCAATTAGTGCCCTGTGCGATTTTTCGCTGTGATGTCCAACCTTGATGGGTTCTCCGAGTGATAAAAACTCTTTACTCTCTTCTGCAGATTTCCATCTTTCGTTACTGCGTGCCATATTGCGAGCGCTTGCGGTCCTGTATTTGTCCGCCTTACGCTCCGCATAGCTTAAGCTCTCTAGTCTCACGATTGAGTAATAGTATTTATCGCCAGTCTGCCCAACAAGGTTGTAAACCTCACACTCAACGACTTTGTCATATTTAGTAGTTAATTCTATGATGTCGCCCTTGCTGTACTCTTCTTCACACTCTGCAACCCATACATTTGGACAATACTTTTTAAATCTGTTCATCTTTTCACCTCCTGCCCCTCCGTAGAGGGGCTAATATCCTTTTTAAACTGTTAATTCCTGCATTGGCTTTGTGTTTACCGTCATTGACCCGTACATCGTCCTGATTTCGTCAAATGTGTACTCTTTCTTGTTGCCAAAACGTCTATATCCCTGTGGCGATTTATACCAACAAGCCTTTACTCTGTGCCACTTAAAACCTAATTTTTTCAAGCCGTCTTTATGTGGCTTAGTATCTCCGCTGACCCATACAAAGCAACCTATAATCTCTATTGCAATACCTTTCATTCTGATTAGCTGATTGATTAACTCTACAAATTCGCTTGATTTCTCGCTTGTCTCTTTGCTATAAGTTTTGCCATCTTTGTTAATGTGACAGTCCTTGACCTGCTTAAACTTGCTATCATATTCGGAATTGATAGCTTGCATTGTCCTCAAATCACCGCCACGGTCAGGATGGTACATCATGGCTAACCTTTTATACTCTGCTTTTAACTGTTCTAGTGTGCTACAATTTTCAAAATACATCTTTACAACCTCTTTTCTTTATTTGATACATCTTTGCGTTACGCACTTTGTGTGCTTCGTTGTATGTATCATATAACACATTGTGCAGTATGTCAACACTTTTTTAAAACTTTTTTTAAATATTTTTTTCAAAATGGCTCAAAATGTTTAAATTTCAATGAAAAAATTCATCTTAAATGTTTAAAGTATGATATAATATACTTGTAAGTAATGGAGTTAGTCCATGATTTCAACCTTTCTAAATTATATCTAGCGACGGCAGGCTTGCCGGAATGGTGAGCCTTTTCGTGCGCATAAAAAGAAGGACTAAAGAGGGGAAAGTATCGCACAAGGGCGAGCGATACATATAATGCTTCTATCAGTAACCACCTCAATATTTGAGGGATGGCGAACCTAGAGGCATTTTTATTTGATAAGCAAACAGCCTAAGAGGTTAAAGAATCTAGCGTAATGCTCTATACGAGCCGAAAGGGGGAGGAAATGGCAAAAGCTAAGACAAGGGCACAAGCAAATAAAGAATTAAATACAGTCAAGCAAGCTGATACCTCCCTGGCAACACAGAAGAGCATAAATAAAGTAAAAGTTGCTACCATATATGACGGCTACTATATAAGACCTAACCTAGCCGTGGGAATGATAACGGCGATTGACGATTGGGTGGGCATAGACGAGCAAGGCAACAGAGTATACTTGACAGGAGCAGACACAAACAAGGTTATAAAGGCAAATAAAGCAGATGTATATATAAAATCACCTGAGCATTTAATGACATTATACTTAGAGTTTCTAAAGCATATCAGAGACAACAAATATAATGTATATCCAACAAAAGCCAATTTATCAGATTTTATTGGCATCAGCTATTCCTCTTTATGCAGATACTTAAGCGATTACAAATCGGATTTTAAACCGTTATACGACAATATACTAGCTGACATACTAACGGAAGGAGTAATTTCAGGGGCTTACGACCGACAAATGACTATGTTTTGTTTGAAAAATTGGTGTGGTTGGGCTGATAATACTAAGATTGAAACCACTACAAGGCAAGAGCCAATTAGTAAAGATAAAGCCGACAAGATACTCAAAGAGTACATTTCTAGCCTAGACAAAGCAGAATAGTGTATAAATGACATATTATCGATATACATTTTATACAAACCTTATGCATTAGTAACGATATTTACGATAGTTATATACAAAGAATATGCAAAGATGAATAAAAAATGATAGCTTTAATCAGTGAATTTTATTAGAACCTTTGTATATTTAATGAATAAGACCATATAAGCAGTAAAAGGAATCGTTGAAATTTCAACATTTGTTTTAAACTATTCCGTAAATCATAGTTTACAGAATAGATATATTTACCATTATATGAAAGTACCCTATACCCTCAGCAGAGTAAAAAGGATATAGAGAACCTCAAAAGAGATAAAGGATGGAGGAGAAAATATCAAGGTTGGAGAATGGAGAATCAAACCACTATCCCCAATCAGAGCCACTCGTTCTTATAGTACGTATATAGTACCCCTCACCCTCACATCATCTTTTCACAATCGATTGTACCCAATTCATACCCACTAGGTTAATATGCCGATGGGTATTTTTTATTATAAAATTTTGGAGAAGTTATGGCAGATAGTAGAGAGATAGTAAAAGCCTTAATACAACACGACTATAAAAGCTATGTTGCCCTAACTAATATGGGATGGCGACATAGTAAGTTCCACGATTATTTGTGCGATACTGTTCAAGAGTTTGTTGAGAGGGAGACAGATAAGGCTTATGAGATATTGATAATAAGCACTCCACCTCAGCACGGAAAGAGTATGACTATAACTGAGACCTTGCCTAGTTGGTACCTACTAAAACATCCGACTAGGAAAGTAATAGAGGTAAGCTATAGTGAAGACTTTGCTCAGAAGTTCGGCTTAAAGAATAAGAGCAAGATTGAAGAGTTCGGAGAGATATTCGGAACAGGACTGAGTAAGGATAAAAATACGGCTAATGAGTTTTGGATGGCTGGCAATAATGGACAGATGATAAGCCGAGGTGTTACAGGTGGTGTGACAGGAAACCCTGCAAATTTGTTTATCATAGATGACCCTATAAAGACTCAGCAGGAAGCTGATTCAGAGACTACTAGAGAACACCTTTGGGATGAATGGAACTCATCGTATAAGTCAAGGCTTGCACCTAATGCAAAAGTCATAGTAATAATGACTAGATGGCACGAGGACGACTTAGCAGGCAGAATGATAGAAAATGAGCCTAATGTAACGGTGGTTAATCTTCCGTGTGAAGCTGAAGAGGGCGATGTCTTAGGTCGTAAGGTTGGTGAAGCACTTTGTCCTGAGATAGGCAAAGGTGATAAGTGGCTAGCTGATTTTAAGAAAGGATATTTAAGTAAGTCTGGATCTAGGACCTGGAACGCACTTTTTCAAGGTAGACCTGTAAGTGCTCAAGGAAACCTTTTGCAGAGGGAATGGTGGAAGTATTATGATACTTTGCCTGAACTCAATACCTTGATAATGAGTGTTGACGCTGCATTTAAAGACGGCAAGGATAATGACTTTGTAGCGATACAGATATGGGGTAAGAAAGATTCCGAGTTTTACCTAGTAGACGCAGTTAAAAAGCATTTAGATATGCCTAAGACTGTAAAGGAGATTCTAAGACTAAAGGGAATGTATCCTACGGTAGATAGAATTCTGATAGAGGATAAGGCTAATGGAACATCGGTTATCCAAGTGTTAAGAAGACAAATACACGGAATAGTGCCTATCACCCCACAAGGTGGCAAGGTGTCGAGAGTAAATGCCGTTAGTGGAGCGATAGAAAGTGGAAATGTTTATCTTCCGAAGAAGAAACCTTTCACTGAGGACTTTGTAAACGAGTGCTCAGCATTTCCTAACGGCAAGCACGATGACCAAGTAGACGCTATGAGCCAAGCCTTAAATCGTTTGATTTATTGGAAGAACGGAAAACCTAGTGCTCCTACGAGTGATAATAAGCTAATACAGTTTAACTTAGCTAAGCGTAAAAGCGCTGCTAGCGCGATAGGGAAAGGAGAATCGATAAATGTCATATAACCTTATTTATGGTGCACTTTTAATAGTGTGCTTTTTTATTGGTGTATCGGTAGGGGTTCAGCTTCGCCCTGAGAGGTCGAAAATTGAGCCTATACCTACGAAGATAGCAAAGACACTAGGATATAAGACTAAAGCCGAAAGAACCTCTGAGAGGGAAAGAGCTAGGTTAGAACAGTTGCTGCAAGATATTGATAGTTATGGAAAGGACTTTTAATGAATTGTGAAAAGATATGGCAGATGTACGAAAAGAATAAACAGTACATGCAGACCAAAGGCTTGGTAAAAAATACTGAGCGAAACTGGAACTTTTACGGTGATAATCAGTGGGTAGGGGTTAAGACCAAAGATGAACTCCCTATGCTTAATATCATCAAGCCGACAATCAAGTACAAGGTATCCACTGTTTGTCAGCACGCTATGACGGCAAAATTCACCGATATGGGCGACGATAGCACCAATCAGCATATATACGATACCCTCAATAGGAAATTTGCTCAGTCGTGGGAAAAGGCAAAGATGAATAGTGCCTTGTGGAAGTGCATTAAGGCTTCAGCAATTCAAGGCGATTCATACCTGTATTGGGGTACAGATTCGACCTTAGATACACCTCAGCTTATCGACAACACAAATATACTGTTTGGCAACGAAAATACGACAAACATTCAGGAACAGCCTTACATAATGATTATGGAAAGGCTTCCACTTGAGAGAGTAAAAAGGATTGCCGAGCAAAACAATATACCTAAAGAAGAGATAGATAAGATTCAGACAGATGCAGAAATGGAAAATCAGATCGCGAACAAAGAGGAAGTAAGTGATAAGGTTACTTGCGTTATCTACCTATCAAAGGATAAGGACGATGTAATCACTGTTACTAGGGCGACAAAAGAAAGCCTTATTGAACCTACGAGAAGAATTACATCATCCGTAGACGGAAAAGAATTTGCGGGGCTAACTCTATATCCTATACAGAACTTTGTATGGGAGCCTAGACCTAATAATGCTAGAGGAGTTAGCGAGGTCGCTTCGATGATTCCTAATCAGATAGAACTTAATAAGACCTTAGCTAGACGAGCAGTTACTGTAAAGATATCTGCCTTTCCTAGAATCGCTTATGACGCAGACGCAGTGGAAAACCCTGATGATTTAAACAAGGTTGGCGCTGCGATTGGAGTAAGAGGAAATGCTCAGCAGTCAATCAATCAGATGATAGGCTATATAAATGCAGCGAATATCTCTAGCGACGCAGACAAACTGTTTGCTGACCTAATCACGCAGACAAGGGAACTTGCAGGAGCAGGTGATTTTGCCGTGGGCAACATCGACCCTCAGAGGTCGAGTGGAAGCGCTATCATCGCAATCAGAGACCAAGCACAGATTCCACTCAATGAGCAGATAAACACTTTCCAACAGACAGTAGAGGATATCGCCCTTATGTGGTTTGATATGTGGCTAGTATATGATATAGATAGCTTCACCACTAAGGATGAGCACGGAAACGAGATTAAGATATCTGCAGATGAACTTTTGGACTTTAAGCCGTCGGTAAAAGTCGATGTTTCACAAGATAATCAGTGGACAAAGTTTGCTCAACAGCAGGCTTGCGACGCTTTGCTTGCTCAAGGACAGATAACATTCGAGGAGTACGCAGAATTGATTCCTGACGGTGGAGCAATCAGCAAGGGTAAACTACTTAACCTCATATCCAAAAGAAGCTCAGAAGCGAAAATAGAGCCTCAAATTTTAGAGGATAACGCAGAAAATGCATCGACGGAGGATATTCCTATCGAAAATCACGAAATGATGGCAGAACACGAAGAAATGCCAACAGAAAACACTGAATTAAGAGAAGCGCAATAAGGCGCTTCTTTTTAATTATACAAAAAGGAGTTAAAAACAATGCCAGATTTTGAAACGAATGTAGGCGCAGAAGTGTTGGAGGTCGCCGACCCAACAATCGAATCAGAAGATGTAGGCGCAGAAGAACAGGAAGTCGCCGAACCTGTGGTTGATAATGCAGAAACTGAAGCAGGAAAAACAGATTCCGATTCAGCATTTGCAGAAATGAGGAGAGAGCTTGAAGCACTAAGAAACTCTAATGCAGAGTACGAAAGAGCACTATCGAATTTCTTTCCTGAAGCCGAAGATAAAGCACTCGCAGCGGAAGCCTTTTATCAGAACCGAGAGTATGACGAGTTAGTCGCAGAGAGAGAAGAAGCGAATGTCATCGATGGTCTGAAAAGAGAAAACGAGCAGTTAATGCAAGCAGTGCTTGAACATCAGGCTGAAAAAAGAATGGCAGATGACCTCAAAGAAGTGCAGAGCCTTGACCCTACGGTTAAGAGCCTAGAGGACTTGGGAGAATCGTACGCAGGATATATCAGCAGTGGACTTACTGCAAGGCAAGCGTATTTTGCGTGCAAAGCTGAAAAGCAGGCAACAACAATCGTCCCACCAAAGGCAACAGGCAAGGTAGAGAGCACAGCTAGTGCACCTAAGGAGTATTTCACTCAAGAGGAAGTCGAAGCTATGACAAAAGATGAAGTTAAGAAGAATTATGAGACCATCCGCAAATCAATGACGAGATGGTAGAAAAGGAGTAAAAAATGGCTTATAAGAAGTTTATACCTGAGATTTGGTCAGAGCAGTACAACCGAGAACTTGAAAAGGCACTTGTATTCGCAGAGGACTGTAACAGACAGTACGAGGGCGAAGTTAAGCAGGCAGGTGACACAGTTAGAATTTTGGGAGTAGGCAAGCCTACAATCACCACTACAACAACAGCAACAGACATCACACTTGCCAATGCTGAGAATGTAGCAGACACATCAATCTCTATGAAGATTGACCAGGTCGCATACTACAATTTCAAGGTAGGCGATATCGACAAGGCACAGGCAGTCGCAAACGGACCAATGGACGCTCTTATGTCTGAGAGTGCTTATGGTGTAGCTGATGAAATGGATAAGTACATCGCAAAGCTTGCTGCTGATACAAGGGCAGACAAGCTAGACACTGCATCAACACAGGTAACAAAGGCTAACATCCTCAGCTATGTTGACAGGGGTCTAAAGAAGCTATACGAGCAGAATGTATCAAACAATAGCAAAATCACCCTTACTGTTCCACCGTGGTTCTATATGCTAATGAAGCAGGCATATGTAGACCTTGACCAGAACAATTCAACAATGATTGAGAACGGCAAGGTGGGTAGATACGGAAATGTAATCGTAAAGATGAGCAACAATGTTTACAAAACAGGCACTGATTCACTCATCATGCTCAGAACAGACAAGGCTATTGCATTTGCAAACCCTCTAACTCATGTTGAGCCATACAGACCTGACAATTCGTTCTCTGACGCTGTTAAGGGATTTGTTCTATATGGTGGAACAATCGCAAGACCTAAGGAAATGGTTGTACTCAACTGTAAGGAGTAGTAAGACTAGGGGAGCGATAATGCTCCCCTTTATTTTGTTTGAGGTGAAATATGACTATAAAAGAACTAAAAAGCAATATTAAGACACTAGGTTTTGAGGATGATTCTACTATGGACCTATACTCAGAAATAGTGTTAAATGCGATAAACCGAAGCATAGATTGGGTGTATCGCACAGTCGTTGAGCCGTATAAGAACTATTTTGAGGATGTTGTCGAAGTCGATGTATATGAGCCTAGCCATATAACATCAGATACGAGCGAAATGGAAGAAATCGACTTACCTGATATGGTGTGTGGAATTGTTCCGTTGATGTCAGCGTATTTTATATGGCTAGATGACGACGAGCGAAAAGCGACAATGTATTGGAATAATGCAGATGACCTCAAAACGCAGTTATTGTCAGCGATAATCAAGCCTAGAAAATGCAAATTCGTAGGTGGTTTGGAGATTTAAGATGGGAAAGCTAACAGTATCAAGCAAGCCTAGACTTTCTACGGCTAAATATTCAGGGTTACGAGGAATAGACCTTTCTCATTCTCCGAAAGAGGTTAATCGCAGACATTCCCCTGATATGCTTAATATGATAAGCGATGATGGGGGCAATCCTAGAAAGCGTAAGGGATGGCGATATATGAAGTCATACGAGGGCGAGCGAATCCTTGATATGATAGAGGTAGACGGCTTGCTATATGTTGCGACAAATAAGAATGTCTATGTGGAGAAGTGGAAGCACAATGGCTTCAATATCCTAGAGAATATAAAAACTCTTTATGGTGGTTCGACTTGTGACTTTAACTCAATCAAGCTATTTGCGTTTGATGGTAAATGTTATGCGTGTGGTTTTGGACACATAGATGCAAGCACTTTAACACCTAGTAAGTATGGATTGTCTACTCTTAGTGGACTGTTTGATGGGTTATACCCTCAAGGATATTTCTTTTGCGAGGTAGATAAAATCATAGAGGACTTTATCATCGGTGCAGGTTACCCTAATCACGAATCTAGAATCAAGATGAACACAAAGACTGTTCCTGATGTTGCCATATCTAAAAACCTTGATGGTACAGGTGGCAAGAATATAGGAGCAGGAGTAAACCTTTTAGCACCTTATAGGCGAGTATCTTATCTAGGTGATGATAAGACAACAGAACTGAGGTTACTTCCTAAAAAGGAGAACGAGGAATCAGACGGACTGTTCAAAAGATACTTGATTATAAATGTTGAATATCTTGATACGGATGGTGCGTGGAAGAAAGCCGAGTATACCACTACGAAGAACGCAACAAAGACACAAGGTTATCTAGCTAACGGAATGCTAGGTGACACTTTCCTTGAATCACCGATAATCAAGATTAAGGCTTATAAACCACCTGTAACAGGGCAAGATAACATCCGTGTAACATATGTATCTTTTAGCGATGAAAAAGGACGCGTTGACGACGACGGACAGTGGATAAGCGATAAAAACGGCTATTACAAAGGCTTTTATAATGAGAACTATGCTTTACTATGTCGTGATGGCAAAATCCGTAATTATGGCTATGCTAACAACGATAGGCTATTTGGAGTATCAGGGAAGAACAAGGTTTACTTTTCTGCAGTAGGAGACGCAACCTATATTCCTGATAATTCCTTTATCAATGTGGCTAACGCAGATTCAATCGTTAATTTGCACCGATACGAGGATAACCTTGTCGTCGTTACAGGGAACACTCAGAACGAATCGTCAGTATATTTCATAAGTGGAGCAAAGCTACAAGATGGCAAAGAAACATTCATATTGCGTTCATCTTCCGTAACGACAGGGGCAGTAGCACCTAATACCTTTGCCACATTGATAGATGACCCTATGTTCCTATCATCAACAGGCTTGTATGGTATATCCAATCACTATATGAGTACTCAGCTAGCGATAAGAAATCGCAGTGTATTTGTCAATAAGGTGCTATGCAAGGAGAAAAACCTAGATAGGGCGATTGCCGTTGCGTGGAACTCTTACTACATCTTAGCTTTGCCTAGTGGTAAGTGCTATGTATTCGATGGCAGGCAGACGACTAGAGACGATAAGAACAGAACAAACTTTGCGTATGAAACCTATGTGTTCGACAATATCCCTGCAAGTGTATTTTGCGTAAGCAATGATATGCTTTTATTCGGAAGTGGAGACAGCATTTGTTGTTTTTCTACTGACTATGAATATGATGGAGCATACAGAGACGGAGCAAAACAAGGATACGGAGTTTTGTACGATGGTGATCCAGTCAAGGCTCATTGGACTACACCTGTTGACTATGACGGCAATGAAACAGTATATAAGACCCTGCAGAAGCGAGGAAATGTATTGTTGCTAGATGTTGCTGATTCCGAAGTAGGCATTTACTTTATCGTAGATGGCAAGGGGAAACAGTTAATAATGACAACAAGTTCAGAGCAGACAGACATTCACATCAAGAAGAAAGAAAAGAAATATAGGCACTTACAGATAAGGTTAGAGAGCGAAGACGCAAGACCTTTCAGTATCATCAGCCTAGCTAAGACCTACTCAGTAGGCAATTTTTCAAAGTAGGAGGTAAATATGGCACTAGCAGGAAACCCATATGCAACCCTAAAGGAAGCATATTTGCAGAGCATACAGAAAGCAAAAGACGCAGACACTGCGTTGCTAGAGCAGAAGCACAATCAGGAAGTCGATAAGGCTAATAAGAATTATGAAGCTTCAGCTAGAGACGCTTATGTTAATTATCAAAAGAACAGCCTTGAACTACCTGAGCACTTGTCGGCACAAGGAATCACAGGTGGAGCAAGCGAAACGGCAAAGGTTAATTTGCAGACGGCTTATGCAGACGCACTAGCTAAAGGTAATTCAGCAAGAGAGGGAGCATTAACAGAACTCAACAATGCTTATATGAATTCCCTTAAATCATTAGCTAATCAGTATTTAAAACAACAGAGCGACGCAATAGCAGACTATGACGCAAAAATCGCAGCGTGGGATGAAGCTAAGCAGGCAGAAATAGAAGCACAACAGGCAGCTGCTGCTAGAAGTTACGGATATGGAGGTTACGGACGCAGTTATGGTGGTGGACGCAGTTATGGTGGAGGAAGTGCAAGCGACTATTCCGACTATGCAGATGAATCGCCTATGTATGTAGAGGACCCTACACCTAGAATGGTAAACGCAGCGGAAGCAGTGACCAATCTGTTTAAGAAGAAAAAGACTCCTGATTCGTTCCTAATCGCAAGAGGTCATCCTGAAGCAAGAAAGGAGTCACCCACGCAAGCGAAAAAGGTAGTACCAACATATCCTAGTGGAGCAATCTCAATGAACTATGTAAACAGAGGGTATCAGTCGTTTGCTCCATCTAAACCGTCACCTAAGAAGAAAAAGGGTAAGAGGTAGTCAAAATGGCTAAAAGGCTAAATGTAATAAGTGTAGCAGACCAAAGGAAAGCTAGGGAAGAAAGCAACGCGAGACTAGATGAAGCATATAAGAAACAAGTCAAGATGAATGATACGGCAGGTGGTCGTTTTATGCTTGGTTCGACAGAGGGATTGGGACACGGACTGGTTCCTATCAATTACAAACTAGATTCCGTGAAAGATTCGTCTAGGGATACATGGTCTTTTAAGTTAGGAGATATGGCAGGTCAAGGACTTGCCTTTTTGCTTGGAGGAGCACTTCTCAAGGGAGTGGGAGCAACAGGGGCAATCACTAACGCACTTACGAAAAGTGGAGCAGGACAAGCACTCACTAAAAGACTAGCGACAAACAAATTCATCCAAAATGGAGCGAGAAAAAGTCTAGGGAAGCTAGGAATGGTGGCGACTGATAAGGCAGTAAATAGCCTTGCTACAAAGACGGCAGAGGGCGTTACAAGGCAGTTAGCAAAGGAAATCGCAGTCGATACACCTTTAGGCTTTTATAACTCACAAGGCTCAATTTTGAGCGATGGTTACAAATTTGGAAGTAAGGACTATTGGAAGCAAGTAGGACTGAATACGGCACTTGATGTAGGGCTGGGCTCAGCTTCTGACCTTGCACCAGCATTTCTAAGAGGACTAAGAAAACCGAAAGTCCATGCAGACCTACCCACTGCTGAAATTCCAACAACAAGATACACTAAGGTTAATTATCCTTTAGGAGTAGAAACCCCTAAACAGAGGTTATCAACAGAAGCAAGAATTGAAATTAATAAGCCTAAAATCGCAGAAATACAGAGTAAACCACTATCCCTTTCCGAAGTGGCTCAAACATCAAAGCAACAGCTTCCTAGACAGACAAGGACAGCGATAATGAAACAAAGCTATGGTTCTGATGTTGAACTTTTTAGACCTAGAAAACACTATGAGCCAATAGATGTTCAGATGAAAAGCAAGGATATAAACTTGTCACAAGACAAGGGCTTAGATGATGTTATATCTAAGACACAGAATTTGCCGAGCGTAAAAGGGCGCCCAATGACAAATGACATTATGGAATCAGCGATTCATCCGATTGATTCAATAGGTGTGGCGACAAGAACCGAGCCACATTTGGGAACCTATGCAGTTAAAGAATCACAAGGGCTAAAGACTGTTCATTCATATGCGACAAGCGAAACAAAAAAGGCAATCACAGAGCGAAAGCACAAGACGATGGACTTTATGTCCGACACAACACGCAATCAAGACGCTCTAAAACAAGCTACAACCGAGATTGGTGATGATATTGATGGAACACTCAATCACTTCAAAATGTCCGTGGAAACAGGGCAAACAAACAGTGATACGATGGTCCGTGGAGTGGCACTGTTTAATAAGCTAGAGGAACTAGGCAGACACGAGGAAGCTTCAATCGTCTCAGGCGAAGTTGTATCGCTAGCGAGCGAGTATGCTAGAGGACTTCAGACGATGAGATGGTTCAATCAAATATCTCCTGAGGGCAGAGTGGTTGCCGTAAAGCGAAATGTCGATAGGCTTAATAAACAATTTGCAAACACTTTGAGCAAAAAGGGAATTACAGTTAGTGTTCCTGATGAATTATTTAATAGACTGAGAAAAGCAAGTGGAGCAAAGGAAATCGCTGAGGTTAAGAACGAGATAGGCAAGACAATGTGGAATCAGATTCCACCTACCTTGACCGATGAACTCAGCGCTTGGAGATACCTTTCAATGCTAAGCAGTCCTAGAACTCATGTACGAAACCTTATCGGTAACTGTATCTTCACACCTCTAAGAATGGTAAGGGATAAAGTCGAAGCTACATTACAGAGCAATCTAGTTAAGCAAGCAGATAGGACAAAGGCTTTCCACGTGGGAAGAACAGGCGAAGATGGAGCATTAAGAGCCTTAGCAAGCAAGGCTTATGACGAGGACCGATACATCATTGAGGGAATGGAAAAGTATAGGGAGGTTCACAGACACCCTGATGCCATTCAGTCAAAGCTTAGGGTCGTTGACAAGCTGTCTAAGTGGAACGCACACGCACTAAACTTAGAGGACTTATGGTTCAGTAAGCCTGCGTACAACACAAGTTTTGCAGGGTTCCTAAAGGCTAAAGGATATAAGGCAAACAATGTTCCTGAGGATGTATTCAAGCAAGCTAAAGAGTTTGCGATGAACGAAAGCTTGGAATCAACATTCCGAAATGCGAACAATCTTTCAGATTTCATTATGAAGATGAAAAGGTATGCGAATGTACCACTTGCCGATATACCTAATAATTGGGGTGGTGGCAGAGTTCTGAACAAGGCAAGCAGTATGTTTGTTGACGCAGTATTCCCATTTGTAAAGACACCTAGCAATGTACTAATGCAAGCGACAAAGTTTTCGCCTATCGGACTAATGCGAGGGGTTAAGCAGATGGTAAAGTCTGAGAACCCTGCTCAGTTTATAAAAGGGCTGAACAACCTAACATCAGGAATGACAGGTACAGGAATAATGGCTCTAGGCTATTATATGGGAACTGAGGGTTTAGCAACAGGAAAAATAGATTCTTCATCCGAGGGGAAATTCCGAAAGATGATGGGCGAACAGTCATACTCAGTAAACATCGGTGGCAGAGATTTTAACTTCACTATGGATTGGGCAGCGCCTGCTTGTATTCCGTTCTTTATTGGAGTGGAGCTAGCAAACGGAAAAGAGGGCGACGGAACATTTGGACGAGTGCTAGATGCATTCACTCAGATGTCGGACCCTGTGTTCTCTATGTCTATGCTACAAGGTGTAGGACAAGCTTTTGAATCGTCTAGGGGGAATCAAGAGATTAACCCTATATACAGAATCATAGGTAATTCTAGCGAGAGTTATTTGTCACAGTATATACCTACACTGTTTGGGCAGATTGCAAGGATAACGGCTTCTGAAGACCTTGATGTAACACCAACGGCAAAGAGTGCAACGGAAAGAGAGGTTCAGAACTTCCTATTCCGTATGGCTAGCAAGATACCAGGTCTTAACGAAATGGTATTACAACCTAAGGTAGACGCATTCGGCAAGACGGATAGAAAGGAAAGCGTTTCAGATTATGCTTTGTCAGTCGCACAGAATATGCTATTGCCTGGAAGCCTAAAGGCACGCAGAAACGATTCAACGACAGATGAACTTGAAGCCTTAATGCATTCCGTTGACGGAACAAACGCAAGCAAGTTATTGCCAGACAAGAAACCTGATTTAGATATTAAATTCGGCAAAGATAAAATGCGTATGTCTGTGGAGGAGCTGGCTTCATATAGAAAGGCTAGAGGTTCAGAGGTTCAAAACGGCTTGCAGAATCTGTTTAACAGTAGCGAGTATAGAAGAATGTCTGATGATGACAAAGTAAAGGCTATAAGCGATGTATATCGCAAAGCTGAGCGAAGTGCAAAAGATGAGTTTTTGCTTGGCAGAGGATATAGCAAAGGCGATATAGAGTTTTCAAAGCTTAATAAGACAGTACAGTTAAAGTACAATCCTAGTGTTCAGTCAAAGGAAAGCTTTGTGCTTGCCTATAATGCTCAGAAAGACCATAAGTCTAAGATGGCTAAAACGATGTCAGCCGTTCAGTCAGGGGTTAGTTTTAGAGATATTAACGGAGTAATGACAGTAGATAAGAACACATACGGCAAGGCAGTATATGCGACTAGGGTTGGACTTACAACAAGTGACCTAGAAGCAGTTAAAGGCAGTGCCGACTATGACGGAAACGGAAGCCTTAAAAAAGCTGAACTTATATCGTATCTAAACAATAGTCAGTACACAAGAGAGCAGAAGAAAGTTCTTTTCGATATGCTATCGGCACGCAGTACAAAGTACAATCCTTACAGATAGGAGGATATATGAAAGAGTTTAATTTTAAAGTAAAAGATAGAGCATTAACCCTAGAGGGTGATAGTAAGTTTATAGGGCATAACGGCGATTATATCGCCGTTTTTTCTTTTGACGATGAATGGAACGGCAAGTCCAAAATCGCGAGATTTAAGAAAGATAAGTTTTTCCGTGATGTCGCTATCAATGACGACAAGTGCTTGATTCCGTCAGATATGCTCAAAAAAGGCAGAATCAAAATCGGAGTATACACCGATGAGATGAAGTCAGAGCCTTTGATGATAGAGGTTGTTGAAAGTATCTTTGACGGAAAGTCTCAAAGTGCGTCAGCAAGTAAGGATAGCACACTAGGAACAGTCGTACTCAGGTTAATGGATAAGGTTGACGGTTTGTCACCAATTCCTGATTCAGTTTTAACTACTCTATTAGACTAAGGGGGATATATGCAGTATTTAGACACAAACGGCTTGAAGAAGCTGTGGGAGACCATTAAAAGCAAGTTTGAATCAAAGGAAAGTGCAACGCAGACAAAGGCGAGGATAACCTCTGCAGAGGGTTCAGTTAATCAGCTATCAAATAGTGTTAGGAGTGTTCAGGTAGCCGTTACGGAACTAAAAAACGCAAAGCAACCAAAACTATATATCGCATACTCTAGCTCTAGCGATGGAACAGGAATGACACTCACACCTAGAGCAGATTCAAGCTATATAGGTTTTTGCACATCAATAGAAGATACGGCACCTACCACACCTATTAGCTATAAGTGGGCACTATTTAAGGGTCAAGGTGGAAGTGGAGGAACATCTATATATACTTGGGTTGCTTATGCAAGCGATAACTCAGGTACAGACTTTTCGCACACCTATAACGGAGAGGTGCACGATTGGATAGGACTAGGACTAAACAAGCCGTCGCTAACGGCTTCTAACAACTATCACGACTACGAGTGGCACTGTATCACAGACCCTAACGCAACATATAAACTCAATCAGTTAGAGGGTAAATTTTCGACACTAAATACTGCGATACAGTCAGTACAGACAAGTACTGAAGCTATGCTAGGAGACATTTACGGACAAGTAGAGCATTTGCCTGAAAAGATAGATGAGCTCAAAGGCAGGCTTGATGTCGTAAAGGACTACATCATCGAGCAAGGCGAGATTGATGGATGGCAGTATACGAAATGGGCTAAAGGCACGCTTGAAATGCTTATGTCAAAGGAGATTGACTTAGGGGGATGGACTGATGGTATGTGGAATAATATGCTCTTTAGCCGAAAAGTATTTGGCTATCCGTTGCAAATCAAGCCTGTAAAAACACCTGTTGTTGTCGCTTCGGTGCAGATTGGCACAGGATATTCGTTGGGGGCACAGACAACTCATATTAAGTCTGGCAACCAATTTACAGGAATACAAATAACCTCTGCAGGAAGTCAAGGTGCAAGCACGGCTGAAGTTAAAAACTTACAGATATATGTTATCGGTAAGTGGAAGTAGGAGGAGTGTATGGGAGAATTGACAAGGGAAGAGTGGCTAGAACGCAAGAATACCATTGACATCAAGATACAATGCCACGATGACGAAATCAAAAGAATGAATACGCGATTGACGATTGTTGAGG